CAAAAGGCGTTTCCTGCCCGCCGCTGGGAGCGGTAGGCGGTTGTGGGGCAACTGCGGCAGCGGTAGGTCGGGGTGCTGCTTGACCTTGCGCTGCTCGAAGTGCTTGTGCCGCCAAGGGTAAAGTCCTCGGGACTTGGGCACCTTGTTGTTGTATTTGATTCCTGGGGTCGTCCGCCGCTCCCATAAAATCACCTGCTTTCTACGCTTACCTTAGACATTAAAATTAAGCCGCGTTCCCCGACTGAGGGTTCGCCAAGCTTGACCAGATAACCCGGTCAACCGATAAGTCGATTTGCATCGACATGACTTCACCATTACTAAAGCTGATTGCGGTTTCGGGCTGCTTCATCGGCCAGAGACCTTCAAGACGCGCACGTCTTTCGGCAAGACCGTTACTTCCAAACAGGACAAGGAAACCGGTTGTTTTGACGAGGCCCATAGGCAGCATCAATCCGGTTTCTTCGTCGTAGACGAGCTTAAACCACTCGTTAAGAATTCCGCGAGCATTCTGCAATGGGAAGTCGCGGAACGTGACGCTGATATTATCCAGCGCCTCGGGTCGCTGCGCATATTGCGTGTTCCCGTTGAGATATTCAAGCGTTCCTTTCCCGACTGATCGGCCGGGAACAGTGAACTCTTGAAGGGCAAGAATCAAAAGCTCTTTACCACCAGGGACAACACGGTCGATGTTGAGCTCAAGAACTCCCATATTCTGATGCTGGACGTCCCACGCAGCTTGCGCTTGCGCGAGGTGATCGCCCGCATACCTATATCCTGAAAGTGCCACGATAAGCCTCCTTTGAGCCGGGATTAACCGGCGGCGATCACGTCAGCGAAATCAGCCCCACTTGGAGTGAGGATGAGGTCATAGTTAATAAACTCGGCCGCACGTTGCGGTTTAATAAAGAGTTTTGCGTTAACAGTTAGTTGATCCTGATCCGTGGGCGTCGTTGTTGTAGCGTCGATGACAACATACGCGTCTTGAAGACCACGTCGCGCAATAATCGGTTTCAGCGTATCGTTAAGCGTCGCTTCAATTTCACGCCACAAGATAGCGTCATTGATCTCAAAGATAAACTCCTGCGACACGGCGTCGAGGATGTTCATGATTACGTTCACCGTCCAACGAACGTTAATCCGGTCAAGTGACGAAGGTGTCCGCGCCGCTGTCTGCTGACCGAATAGGACCAACCCACGACCCTCCTTGCGGATAATCGGGTTGACGATTTCCTGCCGGGTGCCAACAGTCCCTTGCAACAATTCGCGGTCCTCTTTCGAGACGCTGTAGCGAATACTTGTTGCACGGACTTGACCACGACGGAATCCCGCAATTGGGAACCACGGCTCAGGAGTTTTCGAGATGAGCTCGGCCATGTCCCCGTCAGCAGGTTCAAACACTTCCTTGTTCGTGTATTGGTCGAAGTATTGAACCCATGGCACGATAGTCGCCATTTGATTCGAGTTAATTTCAACAAGCGGTGGGAAAGGAACAAGCGCCGAAGGAACAGCAGCACCCCCGAAAGACGTGGCTTGCCAGTTACCATTGAAGAAGTCGCGGTGGTCAAACGGATCGTCAGCGTCGGGTGCCGGGATAATTCCAAGGCAGCGACGACCGGGGCGCTCGCAGAGCAAGCGAATTCCGTCAACGACTTGACGGTGCCATTGTCCTGGGATCATAACCCAATTCAAGGGAACCACGTCTTCGTTTCGGAACATCTGCAAACCGGTAGTGGTCTGCCCAACCTTCGTTCCGACGACGTCCGCATTTGTGAAAGCGCCCGACATTCCCGAGCTTTGGGGATTCGTATCGAGGACGTCAGCGAGAATAGTTGCCGACGTAGGTGTCGAAGCAGCGCGGATAAAGTCACTGCCGTTCACCGAGTCGTTGATCTTGAGAACCAACTCGGCAACGTCTGCGGCTTGTCCGAAGCTTTCGACAGCGGCACCATTAAAGAATACTTGAGCTCGTAAAGTATCTGCGAGAGTCGGATCTTCACTGACCGTGATGTAAAGCCCATCGGTCAGTGTAGGGCGCTCGTTTCCGATGTCGCCAGGGTAACGCGATTCAAAGTGCAAGACGACTTCTTCGGCAACGACAAAGACCGCTTCGTCAGCGAGCGGTGCACCGGTCCATTTAATCGACGCGGTGCCGTCACGGAAGTCCAAGTCATTATCTGCGTCAGTGCTTGCAACAACATTTTGATCCCAGGAGTCCACCGAAGGATCGACACCGAGAGTCGCGAAGGTTACCTGCGGATCACCCGCACCACCGGTTGACGCTTGCGCACCTTGGAAGCCTTGAAGACGATTCGCTTCACGACGGAAAGGGGCGGGAGCGAGGGTGCCGGCAAAAGTAACTTCAGCTCCGTCACCGAAACCTAAAAGATCGGCAGGAATATAAACCGCTGTCATCGTTCCGTTATCGATAACGTTAAAGGTCCGGTCACCTGTTGTAATCAAGTCGAGATCAAAGGCAAAAGCGCCAGTGCGGTGATCCAACCAGTTTGAAGTATTGAAACCGTTGGCGGTAGTAGGTTCGTCAAGATTCATACCTGCGGCATTCGGGGTAGTATCTGCCCGAAACATAGGCCCTGTTCCACGAAGTTGACGACGCGCTAAGTCCAGAACGTTTGTTGCGTAGTCAAAGACGATGGTTGCAGCGGCAGCGATAGCACCCGAGGCAGTAATCGACCATGCACCGGTCACATAATCAATCGCGCCAGCGATAGCAGCAACAGCGCGAGGATCTCCGCGAGGACGGTCTAGCCACCCACCGATTCCGTCGTCATAATAGACTTCAGGAATACCGCCAACATCGCTGATAGTAAGCTTGACGGTCGCACGTTGAATAGGTCCGTTGATTCGTTGGGCACCGAGATCAGAATCCGCCGCAAGCGCGTCACCGCCAGCGTCCGAATTCTGCGCGATTTCGTTATTGATAAAGCTCGCTGCTTGACCAGGAACAGCACCACCACCCATGTCGAGTAGGATAATGTCGCACCGAGCGCCGATTGCAGCGCCAGCGGGAAGCGCTACAGCTCCGACGGGGTCCCAAGTCGTTACGGCAAAAGCGCCGGTCCGGTAATCAATCGTACCGCCGGGAACAGGCAAACCGGTTCCGTTGGGACCAGTGCGGAAACGACCGAAACCGTCATCCCAAATCGCAGGGGGGACGGCGAGTGTCGCATGGGTCACGGACAAGACAACGGTGCCGGGAATTAACCAACCGGGAAGCGTTTGAACGTCAGCTAATGAGCTAGCCGCACCCGCACCACCGGCAGTGTGAATACCGGCTTGCATTGAGATAGGAACAGTGAAAGCAACCTTATTGGCGTTGTAGAAACCAACACCAACGGGACCTTGACTGAGGGAACCGGTATAGTTGCCGACACCGGTTGAGGTTCCGCCGACACTTTCCGAGACAGCGCGGACCCAAATTGCGTCGATTGATCCGGTGTTGAAGAATACCGGTGATGTAGCGACAGCGCTAATATCGACGCCCCAAGAACCGGTCCTGTAGTCGATAAAACCGAGGGCATTGCCCGTTGCGTCGGTCAGATAACCAAGACCAGCACCACCGATTAAATAGGTGAAATCTTCGTCGTCAGAGAGCTCGACGTAAGTCCCCGCAGATACTTCAGTGCGGATAGTGAAGGTGCCGGGAGTAACAGCCATACCGACCGTCCCGCGCACTGTATCGAGACCTGCTAAGGCCGCGCCGATGGTTTGCAGATTTCGGAATACACGGTTCGCACCGGCAGCATCCATCTTGCCATAGAAACGCTTGCCAGCGATACCGCTTGACGAACTCGTAACACTGTTTGATTGCGCAAAGGCACCGTCGTTTCCGCTGGTCATACTTTGACGGATGATTTCGCCGGTCGTCTGATCGACGGTCGTTGCAGGGAAGGTAGCGCCAGCACCGAAGGCGAGGGCAGCACGAATTCGTGACGACTGATTCAACAGCGTGTTCACAATGATTCCGTTGTCCTGAGCGACGTGCGACTCGACCAACTGCCCAAGGAAATACACGAGGATATTGTAGCTGCTAGTGCCGTTGAAAGTCACCGCAACCTGCAAGTCCCCACCGTTTGCCCACGTTCCCGCCGACTCGGCAGAGATCGTCAGAATCGGGTTCCCGTTTGCGTCGTTAAGAATAACGAACGCGGTTGCCAGATTCGGACCCGCAACACGGATATAATGCATTTGACTTCCACCTCGGAAGTAACGCAAAGCACCACGTTGACCGTATTGGCGATCAACGGGACGCCCGTGGAAGTTGACAAAATTACCCTCGTCAGTGAACGTGGTTAGTTCATTGACGGGGCCTTTAGTAGAGGGACCGACGCAGCCGAAAATGGCCGTCGAAACCTTCGGTGCATAAACCGTCAGGTCGAATACCCTAATATTTAATCCAGGTGCAGCCACTTTAGTCCTCCGCTCCCGTGAGCAATACGTCTAATAACACGGGATTATCTGGGTCGGTGCCATCGAATATCTCGTATTGAATCTGAGTTACTAACCTTGCCTCTTCTGGCGGGTAAGGGATATAGCCCTTAATCCTACCACTCCAAGTGCAACGAATCTCTTTTGCCCTGTCACCGAATTCCAGGTCACTATTATCTTCCCACCCGTCACCGCTATCGGCAATGAGCAGTATTCTAGTTTGACCTAGAACCTTCGCGTGTTCAAGGATGTTGAAGGGTCTCTTATACCACTTTGCGTCAGACCAGTTGACCGGCAAAGCGACTTTATCTGCCACAAACTGTAAGTCAATTTGCGCGGTAATGTTCTGCGCGATCAATTCCGCGCCGTCTTCCCCTGCCCATAATTCAACCTGTATGTTCGCGGTCATCGGGCGCGGCCAGCGCATCGTTTTCGCGGTTCCGCTCTGAGTATCGAGCGCGAATTTGACGCGGCCGGGATTATAAAGTGACGAGTCAAATTTCGGGCGAGTCATCCAAATCGACATAAAAGGGGCCGCAGTCGGACGGTTTTCCAGCGCATGGCGGGTGTCTGGGCGAACGTTGCGAGCACTACCTTCTGCCTGCTCCTTTTGCGCTTTAAGCCGCTGTTGAATGATCTGATTAAGCGCTTCGTGAGCGCGGTCTGGGGCGGCAAATACAACCGGAACCCGCTTATTCCCACCCGAGATCGTTGCGTGGTGAGCTCTACCAAAAAAACGTTGAATTGCGTCATACCAAGGTGCATACATTAGCTTATCCCTCGCAATGCCGTTCTTAACGATTTCGCCTTCAGAAAACGCTTGAACTTCGTGCCTTGCCAGTAACCGCGAATGCTACCGATCACCGGTCGCCAAGTCGGTCTCGCCGGTACTTTCGCCGACGCTGACCCGAACTCGTGTAACCGCATGAGCTTCGTATTGTCCAGTGACGGGTTCCCCCGATGTTGCCCCGCACGCATCCGAACCTTGTAAAGTTTCACACCTCTTTGCTTGCCTTCAAATATCTCTACGGCGTTCATTAGCGCACCGGTTTCGATCAAAGGTCGCCCGTCCGCTTTAGCCCTTGCTTTACTCTCTACCGTTCCCTGCTTGAGCGGTGCGTGCGGCAAAGGACCCCGCTTCGCAGTCGGGGTATCGACGCGGCGTGTCCGTCTCGGTCGTTCTACAACCTTATTACCGGGTGGGGTAATGATTCCCGCAAATATCCGGTCAAGGATCATTTCGCGAGTCTCTTCGGCCATTATTTTCAGTTGGATACCCGTGGCTTCAATCGCGGCATCCTTCACTATCGTTCCGATGGAAGTCTGCTTGCGGAGCGTGACCGTTTTCTTGCGAATAACAATTTTGCGGGTGACTTTGACTCTAACCATAGACGGGTGCCCCCGCCGGCCCAGGAGGGCGAAATGACGGAGGTTCTGGCAAGTGTAGCATTCCAGGCGCGGTTGAATCTTCGCGGACAACGTGCCCGCTACCATCCCAGTGAGTAGGAATATCAGTTGCGCCGTGGAACTTGACCTCCATCTGGTCAACTTCATAATAACAGTCTCGAAAGCGAAGGATATCACCGGGGCGCAGAATATAGAGCGGTTCGTTTTCGCCAGGGCGGGGGACCCTGTTTCCACGCAGAATGGCTTCTGCGTCTTCTGCCGCAACTAGGTTGTCGCAATCGTCAAAAGTCGTAAGAAGACGGCCTAGCCGCCGCGCTTCTGCCCTACTCATCCACAGCTTCACTGACCCGGTAGTTTCGGTTGTTCCTTTTTTGCGACCCTTCTTTTCTTGAGTCCAGTCGATATAAACGTGCGCCGCTATCGGGGTGGCGTAGGCTCGGTGACCAGCGACACGAGGAGACTCAAAAAAGAGCTCGTGCATGTCGGTGCCTTCCTCCCGAAAATCCTCCGTGTTTTCGCCTTCGGCGTCACGGGCATTATTCGGGCGGATCATAGTCCAGAGCCATAACTGAGGTATGTTACGACGGTCATACTTGCGTTGCGTACGAATGATGTACCGCTCATTGGCGGTGAA